CTGCATTTAAATCACCTGTTACTGAAGCTAACTTATATACCTCATCCAAATTTGAGACATACGTTTTAGCTAATGCAATTTCATTTGGTATTAATTAAATCCTCCTTATTTCTTTTCTGTAGTTAAACCCATTACTTGTCGTAATAATAAATCTTCGGCGTTTGGGTTATCTCCTTGCCCACTGTTTCCAACGATATTTCCTTTGGCAACAGGTTCATTTTGATTTTCCTCAAATAAGATTGGTTTTTTTTCTTTTAATGTCTTAAAAGCTTTGTCAATGTCATTTGTTTGGTCTTTTGAATTTAGTAAATCATCATAGTTGAATTGTGATTTCGCTAAATCGAAATCTTTACATCCGTATTCTTTAGCTTTTGCGCTTAATACAGAATCAAGATTCATTTTGCTAATCTGAGCTTCGTAGTTTGTCTTTTGAGTGTCAATATCATTCGTCAATGTATTGATTTTATTTTTCAATTCTTCTACATCAACTCCATCATAGCTTTTCTTGAAATCATCAAACTTTGTTTGAATTTCCTTTGCGTTGTTCTCTGCTAAAGATAGCTTTTCTTTTTGCTTGTCGAACTCTGCAATCGTCTTATAGTTGTCATTTACTAGCTTTGTAATTGAGTCCTCTTGCTCTTTGGTTAATTCAATGTTTGATTCTTTTAAAATTTCAATAATGTTTTTCATTTGCCCTCCTAAAGTTATTTATAAACCGAATCTTCTCCGGTATGGTTTTGGCTAACTATATTTTAGCTTGAATAATAGCTCACAATGTGAGCGTTTTAGCCAATTCTAAGCCTATCGTTGTGAACTCTGTCTCCCATTTCAGAACTGAAAGCTTTATACGTTGCATTTGCGTGTTTTAGCTTAATTTTTGCTTCTGTACTTCCTAATCCTTGATTGTCCAATAAGATTACTTCCCTCTTTAATGCTCTAATGTTTCTTTCTAGTTCTCTTTGATACTGCCTAGCTTCATATCCTTCATATTTTTTTCCTTGGAATGTGAAAGGTTTTGTATCAATATTCTTTAACTGCTCTTTTGTGTAAGCGTAAGGCATATCAATATCCCATACAGGTTGAGCAAAGTGTCTACATCCATAATCTTTTTCTTCTCCATGCGTTAACTCATACAAGCTAGGATATAATTTCCCTTGCGTGTCGTATCGCTTGCCTTGCCACTTCTTATGGCTTGGTCTTGCATTTGCGTGAGCGTCAAACTCGAATACAGTAACGCCCAAATCTTTAGCACATTTATTGTTAATTTCTTGTGATGATTCTTTTTCTGCGTACTGCATTTGTTGCCTTACCCATACATCCACATTTCTTTTAACACCTGTATCATATTCCACGATTTTTACGCCACTATATGCTAATTTTGAGATAGCTTTTCTACAAGAATCATCAATTGTACATTTTCCACCTACTACATTCTTAACTTCTTCTTGAACTACCTTTGTAAAGAATACCGGTAGTTTATCTTTACCGATTGCATACGTGTTAGCACTTGTCTTGATATATTTCTTCCAACGCTTTGAGGTATCGTTTTGTGGACTGATATATAAATCTATCTTGAGCTTATTTTTGATAGGTTTCCCACTTGCTTCTTTGATTAAATCAAGTGTTCCTTGCTTATTTTCTTCAAAATCCTTTTTTGATTCCTTAATTACATCTTTTTTTAGGCTTTTTGATTCTTTTTTTGTGAATTTACGCAAATCTACTAGTGATTTTGCTAATATCTCATTAAATTTCGCATTTTCTTCGGTGCTTTTTTCTAGCACTTCACGAATTTTATTTGAAATGAATATCATCATTCCCAATTCAAATACACTAGCACGCTTGACACTTTTTCTTTCTCTTTCTTCAAAATTTCTTCTTTTCTCAATCTGCTTTTGTAGGCGTTCTTTCTTTCTTTGCTCTTGCCTTTTTTCACGTTCTTGTTCCCTTTGTTCTTCTTCACTTAACATTTATATACCCCCATATAGAAAAAGGGCTTAAATGCCCTTTAAAACGCTTTTAATGCCTATTTAATTAATTCTTTTCTCTGAGTTTCTGTAATCCATCCAATAGAAGCAAAGATTTCTAAATCATTCTTTGTAAATAAGCCTAATTCATAATACGATTTGATTAATTCATAACTCATACTACTTCACCCCATTCATTTGAGCTTTTAACTGTGCAATCTGTAGCATTAATTGTGCGTTAATCTTCTCTTGCTCCGTTGGTACTGCTTTTGGTTCTTCGATTGTTGGCTTTTCTGCTTCTGCAACCTCAATCACTTTACCTTCTGCAAATTTATAATTGTATCTACCGTGCTCATCAACTAATTCTTTTTCTAGATATTGACTTTGTGCATGTGCGTATTTGTCGCCTTTCCCATGGTCAATTTCTGTCATAGTTGACATTTCTTCTTGTGATAAAAAGATTTCTGAATTAATAGATGTGATGTATCCATCTTGTAAGGATACGTATACTTTATGTTCGTTCATAGCTTCCTCCTAGTAAATTTCTGCGTCCGCAACAATGTTTTTCATTCTTAATGTATAATATCCTGCATTATTACAAATAACGATAAGACCAATTCCGTGTTTATTTGAATCAACACTTGTAACTTTTTCAGAAATCACTTCATCATCGGCTTTATGTATATTACTATACGTGACTGTTGGATTCGTGCGCATTTCTACCGGGAATAAACCACCTGTACTTTGATAATATCTCCCATCACTAATAAACGCCGTTCTCGTACTTGCGTACGGAATAAAGTATATTTCCGGTATCATTTGTAAAAATCGCGCACATTTCACTAATTCTTCTGCCGGATTTGGAGCAACAAAAGGAGTAGCAATTGAGCCTTGTTCTAATTTCGCCCACTCAATCTTACAAGAGCTTCCTTTTGTAACTTGTATAATTACTTTTTTAGCTTGGTTTGCTAAACCTATAGAATAAATCCCACTCGTTGTAATATTTAAATTGTTTCCATTAGACGCACTATCCATAACTGAAACTACAATACTTCCGGTTACTGAACCAACTTTCAATGTAAATAGTGTTTCTAAATCAATTGATTTTTCCAATTCCTGTGCAATGAATCCGCCATCATCATTCTGACTGTCTGCGGATAGTAATATACCGTTTGTATCAGTCTTTACATTTAAAGATAAACTTCTCCATCTATCTACCGTATATCTTACTGTACCATCACTTGTATACTCTGCTTTTCCTCTCTGATTTATTTTAAAATCGGGATTAATCAATAAATTTGGATTACTGAATTTAGTTCCTAAATAGTTTGCCAATTGCGATAATGTTCCTTTTTTTAATCCTGCTCCATTGTGTACTGGTAATAAACTTGTATCCGTGAAGCTAGGCAATGTGTCTAATTCTGTTACTTGTCTTCCTGCCATTCTCTATTCCTCCTTGACTTTATATTTCCAATCCGCTAAAATCTCATGACCATTTTCATCTACTAGTTCTCCATTTCCTGTTAATAGAATCGTAGTGAAATGGTTCTCCATAATCATCTTTTCAATGTTTCCCTGCCGTATTTGCGTCTAACGTATCTTTTACAGTTTCAAACCAATCATTGAACTCTGTTCTATTTGCGTTCATTTCAGATTCATTCTGAGCCTTAATTTCTTTGAATAACTCAGTAACTTGGGTAAATAAATCCAACGATTGTACGCTTTTAATTGCGCTTGTAACTGCTCCACAACGTGTTGAATCTAATCTTGTATCTGTAATATCTGAACCTTTAACTTCATTTGAATTACCTGTTACCGTAACTGTAGCTAATACCAAATCGTAAATAGAATCACTTCTTGTAATTCCACTGTTAATATCACTTGCTACTAAGGTAATGTTTCTATATGTGTCATTATCATTTAACCTAAGAATAATATTGTAGTTTTTAGTAGCGCTATTCTTTTCTAATGTTATGGTTTCGTCATCTTTCTGCCAATAGAACGCTCCATTAATATTTGCTCGTCCTGCTTTAATTGTTAATGTTAAGCCTTGAGCTTTCTCAACTCTTAAATGGTCTGAACTAGAATCGTCTATGAACACACCATTTGTGAAATAGCTTGAGAATAATCTTCTGAAAGCGTCATATAACACTAATCTATCGCCATTTCTTGAGACGAATGGAAAATATGTAGTTGCTATTCTTCTTCATCCTCCTCTCCATCATCTTGAATTTCTTCATTTAATAATTCAGTAGCTTCTTCTTCAGTAAAGCCGTATTGCTTCATAAAGTACATGATTTTCAATCTTGGAATATCAAATGTTAGTGCGTCATTCCTTAACGCTTGTGCCGTGCTTTGCTTATCCTCGATATACGTATCGTCATAATCAATTGCAATGTCTAATGAATTGATATTAAGCTTTCTTCCTTGTGTTAATTCGTAGAAGTACGCTATCGCTTGAATAATATCTTGAATATATGCAGTAGATTCTTTACGTTGTGAATTTACTTCCTTCATTGCGTCTTGATTCTCACCGATATATTCTGTAGCCGTTACGATTCTTCCACTTTCAAACGTATATTTCTTTGTACCAAATCCAAACATCATAGATAAGATACTTAACGCAGTTTCTAGTGATTGAACAACTTCTGCCGTTCTTACTGTTGGATTATATTCTTGCCATAAAGCTTTTTCTTCCGGAAGCTTATCTCTACCTAACTGAACAAATATCTTTTTCATTTGTGGATTCATCTTAATCTTTCCATTCTCGTCTTTCTGCATTAATGCTTCATTCACAAGAACGATTTTATCGGATTTCAACAAATCACGATTCCACATTGTCATTGTTAAATCAATTGTTTTCAGTGGAGCAATTGCGCTCCAAATTTTTGGCAAGCCGTAACCTTGCATTTGTAAGTTGTTTACCTTTGCGTTTCTCATAATTGCAAACGGCTTTACAACATCTAATTGAACAATCTGAGCACGGTCTTTTATTTCTTCGCCTGTATCTTTAAAGTAATGTGTTTCTGCAATATATCTTTCGTCTTGTCCTTTTAAGAACATGACCATTACATATACTTTTTTTAGTTTTTCGTAATTTACCCCAACGAAAGCAACTTCCACAATTTCATCATTGATAACAGTTAATGGGAGGATATTCATTGAATCACAATAGTTGATTCTGATTTCTCCTCCACTAAATGAACCATCTTCATAAATTTCGGCATTCGATACAGTTACATAAGCTCCTACTGTTCCGTTTGCAGACATTTGCTCAACTTGTTTCCTATACATTACATCAAACCTGTTCTTTGTTAGAATGTCTGAAATAATATCATTTGTAACACTGTCCTCTGTTGCGTTTATATCTAAGATTTCAATTAGGTTTGCGTCATCCTCACACAAGCGCTTTGCAAAGTCTGTTTTGTCTAGCGTGTATTCCTCGTTATTTAATGTGTATGCCGTATGAAATTCTGTTTCTGTATTCGTATACCACTTGTTACACAATTCAATGATTTCAATTGCGTTTGTATCTACAAAATACCCTCTTTCGTTAAGGTAGTTTTGAAACCACGGTCTACGTGTGTTAGATGTTTCTATTTCTTACCTCCTTAAATCTATATATCCACTATGGGTTATAAATGTATAGCAGAACGAATCCCAATCGTCATTGATATTGTTTACGTTCTCATCTTTTGGAATGTCTTTTTTTTTATCCCATACCAATTCGCTCAATGCGTTTATTAAGTTCTTACAATGTTCTTCTATCTTCAATCTTCCTGTAACAAGTAAGCTATCAACCGTTATGGGACGGTCGGTTAGCTCATTCTTCTTGACCGGTGCAATTATACTTCCGTCTAGCCCTTCGGCGTAGAAATAAGCTCTAAGCGTGTTAATTAATGTATTAGAAGCACTGTCCGGAAATATCCATTCCACATATCCGTAACATTCAATACAACGCTTATAGAACCTTACAAACGCTTTGCAGAACTTTGTTGCGTCTATGGAATTAGATTTTGCCATGTCTCCTTCATCAAGTGCCCACATATAATCCCAATCATTTGTAAACCCTGTTAAATGCCATGAATACTTTGACCCATTGTCTCCAAAGTCAACACCTATGATTAAATGACTGAACCTTTTTCCTTGTTCTTTCATCTTTTCTTTTAGACTCTGATATTTAAATAGGTAAGGTTTGCAGTCATTAGCAAAATAAGGGAACACAAGTCCTTCGGCTTCTTCCCTTTGTCCTTTTATATCTCTTTTGTAATAAACGCTATTCTTATCGTATGATTTTAAGACCGTTCTTATCTGCTCATCACTTAATGAATAATTATCAACTAAGGTGGTATGCCCATAGTTGTAACCATATGTAGAATCTTTATTCTGTTGCTCCTCATGATATTTCAAGAAATCAGTATAATACCAATGATTCTTTCCTTTGGGGTTTAAATCATGAAATATCTTTCGATTGCTTGAAGCTATTGTTCTATCCATCACTTCTTGTAGAAACTCAATGCAACAAAGGTTTGCTTCTGTTACATATGCCATTCCATAAGAATAACCATGTATCGCATTCTCTGAGCCTTTTTTAGCACCACCGGCAAAGAATACAACCTTTTCACCAACCTTTGTGTTGATGTAGTAGCAGTCTTTACCTTCATACTTTCCTACTTTGAATCTATTAGCAAAATAGTTCTGCAAACCATATCCATTACAATCTCCAATATTTACACGTGCTGATGATGTATCCGTTCCTGCTATCAAATGGAATTTATCCGGATGTGTTTCTAATGCAACGCAGAATGCGTACGTGTTCAGTACGTTCTTTCCTCCACGCTTGCCTAACCTCCCTCAAGTACATTCAACCAACAATCAAATGTTTTCTTGAGGTAAGCCAACTGCTTTTGATTAAAAGGTGCAGGCTTATTCATCAAACCACCACCTTTCTTTTATTCAAAGTCTTCAATTCTTCTTTCTTTTGCTACATCTGTAATCATAGCTTTATTAATTGCATTTACTTCTGAAGCGTCAAAATGTGTTTCTACCTTATCCGTTTGACCTAAGAATTGTTTACCTAAGAAAATAGCCATAGCAGGGCTTTTAGAAGCTAGTTTCCACTGCTTTGCTCTAAGACTTGCGCACCCTCCTTGTCTTTTTTTACCGAAAACTAGGGAGAAAGTTTCTCCGTATGTATCTTTACACCAATTATTCAATGTTTTTTCTGATACATCTAACACAGAGCAGATTTCTTCTTTTGTACATTGAATTTGGCATAGTTGTTCAAATTGCTTTTGATTAATAAACTTTTTGCTTGCCATGTGTCTATCACTCCTTTAATCAATGTATTTCAATAATCTTGTACACAATACATTTCCTACTTCGTATAAAATCAATCCGCTTAATCCAACCGTTACAAATGAATATAAGAATGGAATGTGTAATACTGATAATAATTCTAATGCTACTAATGTTCCACTTAATACTGCATAAGCAATTCCATGAATCCATTTATTCTTAATATAATATGGGAATAAATAATACATTGTAAATTGAATTGTAAATCCAACTAATACATCAATTAATCCTAGTGAACTTGTTAGGTTTGCTAAGATTACTCCTAAAATAAGTCCATTTGCAAATCTCTTATCTTGAAACCCTAACGGTAACAATAGAGTTGCTACTCTAAATTGTAATGCTCCAAAGCTAATTGGATTTAATGCTACACATAATGCAACATACATTGCACATACGATTGCATTCATTGAAATTGTCTTAATTGTTTGATTTTTTATTAGTACTTCCTCCTTAATCAATTAATACCTTTACAGGAAAATGCGTTGCGTCATTTACGTGTGATTCTACTTGAATATCTTCAACATCTTTTTTCAAATAGTTATATAGTTTCTTGCAAGCTCCTTCAATTGTTAAGCTTTTTCCTTCAATTTCTTCTTTAATAAATTTCTCTACATCTAGATAGTCGAAATAACAATCTCTAGGAAATACTGATACTCTAAATTTATTGGTGTACCATGCTTTACCAATAGGGCAGAAACATCTTGCCTTTGGATACATTTCGATATATTTTACTTTTTCTTTGTTTTCAATCATATTTACTCCTTTATAATGTTAATTTTGCTCTGTCATCAACTAAACTTGTATATGGTAATTTATTTGTTATTAAGCATATTTGACGTTGTGCTTTTGTAACCATTTTTCAGTCACTTCTCTATCCGATTCTAACCTTGACGTATAGAGTACATTAATTCCATCGTATTTATTTACTTTTTCTATATTCTCGTAAATTGGAATACTATTCTCAAAATCGTGTCCTTCTGAGATACATAATACTCCGTCAATATCAATTGCATTAATTTGTTCATATTGTTGTAGGTAGAAAAAGAATCTACTAATTCTGTCTTTATCATATGTATGTATCTTTTTAAGATATTTTTTTAAAATGCTTTTTGATAGCTTTTCTTTTACTTCTACTCCATTTGTTACTAGTGCAATAGTTTTTCTTAAACACGCAGGGCAATCCATACATGGTTTCCCATTAATTGGGTTATAGCATGAAAATGTCTTTTTTAATTCTTCCTTATCTGCATATTGTTCAACAATTTCACTTTTAGTCTTATCCCAAAAAGGTGATATAACTTTTATTTCCTTATTTGAATATCGACTAATAGTATCGCTAATGTTTTCAAATGCTTCTTTAGTCTTATCTACACAATTGTCATCCTTTGTACCTGCCATCATAATGATGTCCGGATTATATATCATTGCAACTAAACTTGCTAATACTAGGTTTCTATCATTAATGTATATATCATCTTCTTTAAATACGCTATTTACCTTTACTAAATCATATTTAATTCCTAACTCTTTTAAAGCTTGCAATTCTTCTTTTACATAATTTTGCCCAAAGTCTACATATACATTTAATCCTTCGTACATATTAGCCATAATAGTTGAATCAATACCGCCGGATATTAATTTTACTACCTTATTCATTAATACATCCTTTCTACATATTGAGAGAACTTTTTCCATTCCATAAAATTGTTTTCCATTGCTATATTTGTCTTTACTCTTTTATTTTTTGGCTTATCTATCTTAACTATCGTTTCACCATTAAATTTGTAAACTGCTCCAAATCTATTTCCACTTAACCATGATGTGCTATCAACAGAATCAAAATGATATTTTTTTATTCCTTTTAATGATGTGTAACCTAACCCATGAACTTTTGCTCCATTTTTATGAGCTATATTAATTAACATAGGGAAACAATTATGTAATTTTTTAATCCTCTTTGAATGTTTATCTGTATCTGCTAATCCACCTATAGCTACATATGAATATTCTTTGCACATCTTATGCCAATAGTCCATTCCTCTCCATAAGTGCCATACAGGAATACATTGCCACCCCACCAACGCTTCCAATTTTGCTCTTAATCGTTCTACTTCTTTTAACCCAACTATTGAATCAATATCTAATTCAAAGTATTTCTTAACTTTGTGTTTCTTTACAAATTCTGCGTATTTCTCAACATATTCATCCCAATTTACAGATTTTTTTGAATTTTGCATAAATGTAAATGCCCCACTATCTAAAATAAAATCTTTACAGTTTGGCATTATTACATTTTCAACGTACTTGTCCACATAGTAGAACGATTGTAAGATATAAGCACCTTTAAACAATTCTTCTTGACTATACTTCGATTTTGTTAATCCCCCCATACTTCCTGCTAGAAACATTCTCATTGTTCAAACCATTCACCACAATGTGGACACTGAATTTTTTTAGGTTCTTTTTTTGTTGGCTCGGTATCTTCAAAATATTCATCCATATTAATTTCATCAATACTTTCAAATCCAAAATCTCCCATATTAATATCTTCGATACTGTCTAATTCTTCATCTAATAACATATAGTCGAATCCTGTATTCATATTGATTTTGTTGTGAGCAAGTGTATAAGCTTTTCTTTCTTCATCTGTTAGGTGGTCTAGTCTGATACAGTCAACTTCTGTATAGCCTAATTGCTTTAAGGCTTCTAAACGACCATGACCTTCAACTATGGTATTGTTCCCCCCCCAATACTGCGATTGGGTCATTCATACCAAATTCTTGAATAGATTTCTTAATTTGTTCAATTTGTGCTTCAGTATGAATCTTTGCATTCTTTTCGTAAGGTGTAATGTTATTGATTTTCAATCTAATAATTTCCATTTTATTCACCTTTTTTAAGCTAATAGAGCGTTATTTACATTTAGACAAGTATTTGTATTCTTGATGTATTCATCCACGTATAATTCCTTTTTATCACCGTTATACGTTACCTCATAATAATTGGGTGAATGATGTACACCAATTAATGCTTTATTGTTCTGTAGCGTCTTACACATCCATACAACGAACATTTCACTTACATCAATATTTTGGTTTACTTGCAATACTGCATTGATTGCTAAATCATGAAATTTTCTTGAATCCATATTCTCCTCCTTATTATTAAAAGAACCGAGACAAACGCTCGGTAATATACAAAAGCCTAATGGCATGCCTGTTAACTGTTGGTATTTAAATATCCGATTTGCTTTTTTTGGAACACTAGCAAGTCATTTCTCAATCACCCTCCTATTGAAAAAGGATATTTAAACGAATTTATTAAAGAAAATCTTAAGGATTGGATTACATACGCCAATTTAAATGAATAGAAAGATAATGCTAACCAATAGACTTTGTAAACATGGTTGCAGGAGAAGGATTTGCACCGTTCGACCTCTAGCTAATAAGACTAGTGAGCTACTACTGCTCTATCCTGCTAAAATAATTATTACATGAAAAAATGCTCACATTGTGAGCACTTTCTTCAAATTCTTGTTTATTTTTCGTGGAATTTCTTCTCGTGCATAACCTACAATATTAGATGTTTTTTCTGCACTGAATCCCTTTATATATCTATACTCAATCATGGTACGAGTTGTATCATCAAGTTGGCTTAATTTGTCTTTTACGTAGTTCATTCTTCTTGCGTAATCTGCATGAGCTAAGAATAGCTCGGCTTTTAAAGGATAAATAGCTTCATCCCTTTGTAGCTCTGCTATTCTCTGCTCATAATAAGTGTAGCTTTTACATTCACACAAGAAGTGTCTTTTAACATCTTCATATGTGCTCATGATACATACATCCTCATCAATCTATCTTCTAATTCACCAACTTTATTTCTTAATTGCCTCAATTCTAAAGTTTGATTGTGTATTGTTTCATCTTTTTCTTTAATCTTTTGAATTAACTGAATATTCGTCCTTCCTAATCTGTTGTTTTTAGAAATTAACTCTTTAATCCTTTCTTCATAATTCATTTCTATTAATATTCCCCCTCTAGAACGGTAAATCATCTGAAGCAATATTTAATCCGCTTTCAGTATATTCTTGTTGTGCGATTTGTTGTGTTAAGCTAGGTTGTGTATATGTGTTTTGAACGCCGTAAGCGTTGTTATTTGCTTGGTTTGGATATTGATATGCATTTACATTAGAACTGAAATTTTGCCCATTAGAAACGTTTTTATGCGGTAATTGCACGTTACTAGCCACCACTTCAGTGATATAAATTCTTTGTCCTTGTTGATTCTCATAATTTCTAACACTGATTCTTCCTTCAACCGTAACTAAATCGCCTTTCTTGCAATACATATTCACAATATCTGCTAATTTATTCCATGCTACACAATTAATAAAATCTGTAGTATCATTGTATCCATTTACTGCTACCGTGAATTTTGCTACGATATTTCCGTTCTGTGTTTTTGATAATTCAACATCTTTAGTTAGATGTCCTGCTATTACTGCTACATTAATCATTTTCTACCTCTTTTCTAATTACCTCGCAATTGTCTAAGATTTCACGAATTGGAATACTTGTACCAATGCCTTTAAAATATCCTTTTTCCTTCATCCCGCTTAAAGAATTAAATGCATTAAAACTGTATATATCTGAATAGCTTTGTAATAAATCATATTCAAATTGCGTTAGCTTATATTTTGGCTTTTCATATGGCTTTTTAACCCATTCAATAAGTCTTTGTTTGCATTCTTTATTCGCGCCTGGATTAAATTCACACTCGTCACAGTCAACACGACTGCATCGTTTAAGTTTTCCATCTACTAACGCTAAATCTAACATCCATCCTTCTATAATTTCGTCTTTGTAATGTTCGTAATTAGTTTCTGTTTTTTCTTCAAAATGTTCATTTACTAATCCCTCAAGTAAATGTACGCCTTCATTAAAAATGTTAATTGCACTCATACATCCATCAAGATTGTCGTATACTTCTACCATACGGTTTAAAGCATCTATATATTCTTGTTTTGTTGTCATTAAATCCACCTCAATCTACAATCTTGCTTCCACAATTTGGACAATACTTTGGTTTGTATTGATGACCATATCTATCTCCATAATCTTCATCAATTTCAAATTGTCGATACTCACCTAATTCAATCCCACAATTAGAACATTTAAATAAATCCGTTGAATTATAATCTGATAAATTTGTACAAGTTTCTTCTTCTAGCCATCCAAGTTCCTTTAATTGTTGTTGAATTGCTTTTAATAAAGCGTTATTTATCGTATAGGCTTCATGGTCATCATACAATTCAACTTCTTTTTCTGTTAAATCAAACGTGATTTCAAGGTAACGAAACATTCCTTTTAGTTCTTTTGCATATATTAATTTTTTTGAATCTAAATTTCTTGTATATCCTAGCTTTTCAAACATTTCTCTAGCAGTCATACGCTTTTAACTCCTCTTTAAGCTCATTTATAGCTTTCTTAACATTCTTTAAATCCATATCAAAGTTACTAACTAAATCTGCCATACGATTGTTAGAATAACTCTGTAAAGCCGATTCTAGCGTTGTATGGTATGAGATAGGCTTTTGTACGTCTATCTCATTCCCTTCTTTATCCTTACCCTTTACGAACGTTACAAGGGCGAATGAACCACCGTTAGAAGTGATTGCATAATTATTTTGTAATCTAATCATTTTCATTCTCCTTTTAACTCATTAATTTATTTTTGTAACGATTATCCAATTCTTCCATAACATGCTTTCCACCATATAGCTTTGATGCGTAAACAATGTAGTCTAATTCATCTAGCATACTGTTCATCAAGTCTTTGTTGGTACAGACAAATTTAATATTCTTTTGCAAAGATAAATAAGTTTGCTCAATTTGTTTATCGATTTCAGAAGCATTGCTTTTATCTAATCTGATAAAAGTATTTATTTTTATAGCCTCTTCTCTTTGCTTTTTTCTTTCCTTTTCTAAGCTTTTTTTCAATTCTTTATCTGTCATTTTTATTCTTTATCCTTTCATCAACTTTTTCTAAGCAATATTCCGTACAATTATCGTATTTTAAACATTTGCCAAACTTATACGCTACACATTTATTTTGTAAGCATTTATGTAGTACTGGTCTTGTAAATGTTCCTGTGCCAATCGTAATTGGTACAACTTCTTCTTTTGAAGTTAAATCAGGACAAAATTTAATCATTGTTTGCCTCTCTAATACAATTTAAATTGAGTAAAAATTCTTTCTTCAAAACGATTTGGGTTGCCTTTCTTTCTACAATTTTGTGCAAACTACATATTCTGCTATTATCAACTTCTGATAAGCATTCAGATTCTTTTAAAACATTCTCCAACTCATCTTTATACTTTTTTAGACATTCTGTGTCATCTTCAATTTCTATAGTGTACATTTCAATTAAAGAATCAAGTCCTTCTTCAATCCTTGTTTTAATCATTGTTCTTGCTCCTTTAGCTTTTTAACAAATTCATCAGTTTCTTTTTTGTTTTGTACCATTCTTTTAAGCTTTCTCAAACTTGCGTTTTGCTTTTTTCTTAGCTCTTTTTCAATTTTTTCTTGTTCTTTTTTTGAATCATCATTGTAAAGGTCTTTAATTGATTCAATTAAGTTATTTATAAGTTCTTCGTATTTCTCTTTTGACATAGCTTCAATATTGTCATTGAATGTTATTAAAAGATTGTATTTTTTTCTAATTTCTTTGAATTCATCAAACGTCATACTTCCACATCCTCATCTTGTGGCATTTGGAATGTTTCACCGTATGAACATTCGTACCATTCTTGAATATCGTTTAAAACTGCTAAAGCTTTATATTCAGTAGTATATGTACCTAAATTAACGCTTATACCACTTTTGCCACTTAATGTAATCACTGCATATTTAACGCCGTGTTCTTCAACTGCGAAAAAGTCGCAATCCATTAAAATTTTTCCATCTTGGCTTCTAATCCACATGCCTAGTACCCACTTTCTAGTCTTTGATAGTTGATTTTATTCTTTCCGCAATAAGCTTTGTATACTTGCTCAATAGTGAATCCTAAGTACTCTGTAATTGCGATTAATGGTTCTACTTTCCACAACGGAGAATATGATAAATCCGCTAATTTTATAACAATACCTTTTCCATATTCTTCGATTGACCACCGATTATCGTCAACTTTTTCCATTATTTCATCATCCGTTAGCAATCCTTCTTCACCACCATTAAAGTTGTTTTGCCAACTTAATACAAAATGCCAAATATCAACTAATTCACCTAACACCTTTTCTCCATCAACAGGAGGTTGCGTTTTCTTCCAATAGCACCAATTCCCTTTTAGTTCATGAGTTAGCTCGCCTACTTCATCTAGGATTGCGAAGCTCAACTTCTCTTCATAAATCGTGTATAATCCGTATTCTTTCATGATAGCTTCATCTAGTTTAGCTTGTTTCTTTAACATTTTTCTGATTAATTCAATATCTTTAATTGTCATTTGTTTCTCCTTTTATAATTCAACATTTTCAATCAATGCTCTTTTTTCGAGGATTGATAAATATAATCCCATGTATTTTTGTTGTTCTCTTAATAGTTCAAGCGGGCAATCATGTTTTGTTACTTCTTTGCCTAACATTTCTTCAACTTCAATTTTGTTGCAGAAATTCTTCAATTTCTCATATCTGATTTTTACTTGGTGATATTCTGCTACAAATCTTTCTTTGTAATCCTCAGAGTTCATTAACTCCACTGTTTCTTTTAATTCCATGTTGTTTTTCTCCTTTTTTTCTTTGATTTTTCTAATCTCAATTGATGCTGGATAAACGTTTAAATCTTCTTGCTTAATTTCAAAAGATTTTTGATTTCTAATCTTATCCCAAACTTCTTTTTCTGAATTAGCTTCTACGATTTCTGATAATTGAGCGAATATATTTGACTTAAATAAATATTTTGCCATGGTTTTTTCCTCCTTTAAAACAATCTGTTTTCCTTGTTACTTGAATCTGTTTGATTCAGTATTATTTTTCTGAATATACTTTCAAATATTGGTACAGGAATTGAATTCCCTGCTTGCTTGTACAATGCACTGTTCATGCACCCCTCTTTCCCAGGATTTACTCTTGCTGCATTGTCAAAATCCTCATCTGTATATCCTTGTAATCTCCAACACTCACGTTCCGTCAAATATCTGTATCTTCCATCATCTAATCTAATTACACCTGCGTTTGGACTGCGTACTTGTTTGCACGTTATCGTATCGCAATAATCTTTAATCACTTTCACTTTAAAACTGCTATCTTTAGATTCAATTTTTTTTAACATACTTTTTTGTCGAACTACGTATTTATCTTCAAATGTTTTTTCTAAAAAATCGTTGATATTCTTTTCTTTTGTTCTGATTAAATCATCAAATTCAAAATATTCATTTCCTAAAATTGAGACTGTGAACACTCTATTTCTGTTTTGCGGTAATCCAAATTCTCTTGCATTTAATATTTCAAACGAATTTGTATATCCCATTTTTTCCATTTCTTTCAAATAACGATTGAAGTTATGAATCATGTGCTTTGACAATACGTTTTTCACGTTTTCCCAAATTACATATCTAGGCTTCCATACTCCCATTTGTTGAATGATGTGAATTGTTTCCCACATCAATGAACTACGAGTTTCAGAGCCTTCATCCGCTCCTTTTTGTTTCCCTGCAATCGAGAAATCTTGGCATGGACTTCCATGTATCAAAATGTCTGGTCTTAAATTCCAACCTACTACAGATTGAGTTTTATACGCTAATTCATCTTCAAACATTGCGTTATAAGAACGAACTGCTTTTTCATCTATTTCTACATAATCGATAGCTTTAACGGGAACTCCAATATTTCTTAACGCACATCTTGGAGAACCGATACCTCCAAATAGCTCTAAAATCTGTATTTTTTCCATTTATTCACACCCTCTTATGCTCTTAATATTTCCCTTCTAACTCGTTCCATTTCTTTCTGTACATCTGCATACGATTGATTGCTTTCTTGTACATAAAACTTTGAATCAAGTGTGATAGGATTATCTTTATTTCTTTTCATCCATTCATCATGAACCCACTTTTGAATCACTAGTGAATGGTTCTTGTATTTCTTTCCACTTGTTTCAATGTACTCATCCAAAATCTTTATATGCTCATATAATGAGTTTCCATATAAATCTAATAGGTGTGTGTGTTCTTTATCTGTTAATAGAACGTGTTGATATTCTCCGTATTTGTGTTTGTGCGTACATACATTAATATTATTTTTATTTAATTCATTTTTAGTTGAATTATTATTTAATTTAATAGGGTTTAGATTTTCTAATTTTAGATTTTCTAATTTTAGATTTTCTATTTTTAGATTTTCTAAATTCCGAGGACTGTCTATTAATGTATATTGCCAATCAACAATTAAATTACCTTCTCTAATAGGTTCACGAATTAAATATCCTTTATTCATTAGTTCTTTTAAACCGGAACGAACGCTTGATATTCCATCTGTAGCTAGTGCTTTAATACTGTTTTCCTTAAAATCCCAATTATCCGGAAGGCTTAACATTTGGCAAAACAAGCCTTTTGCTTTATAGGATAATTCTCTATCGTGAAATATCTCATTATTAACGTGTGTATACCCACTTTGTAGGCTTTTCTTTAGTTCTGCTATTCTAATCACCTCCACCAAGCACTGCGACTTGCTTTAGGATTTCATCAATGATTTTGTCGGTGTATTCTATATAGCATTTGATTCTTTCATCACTAAAATATCCGTCAATTTTATGTAATGCTTTATAGATTGCAATTATTCTTTCTTGGTTTAATCCTTCTTTTGTGTAACTATTACAATCATTTAATCTATACATGAATTCCTCTGTAATATCATGAACTGTACACGCTTCATTAAATACATCCTTTGAATTTGTATCTCCTATGCTTCTTTCTGCAATTTGATAAAACAAGTTGAATTCATCAAAATAAATTTGCTTTGCTACATTCACTGCCATTTCTTGCTCTCTCATAAAATCTCTACCTCTATCCTTGGATTCTCCTTATCTGTAAATACTGAATGATTCACTTGATTAATGTATTTTCTTGAATCATCCTCTAAAATTCCTGTTCTAACTAATGAATCTTGAATGAATTTAGTAGCGAATGTGATATTGTCTATATCTCTTTTGTTATTTGGCTCATACCAATTAATATTTAATTTAATTGGGTAGTCCTTAACTTCGTAAACCTCGCCAAAATTTACTGCCTGTAAGATATAAGCCATTACAAGACGCTCATTCTTTTTCTTCATTTCTGCTCCTTTGTAACGATTCGTTCTGCAAGCATTAATATATTCATTCAATCCATCAAGCTTTCCTTTAATTACAAATTTTATTTTTCTTCCCCCTTTATTCCTTTATCTAAATAATATTGAGTACTGATTCCTAATTGTTCTGCATAATCTAATATGCAATCAATTAATACTCCCATTTGCTTTGTGTCCATTTGTGAGCTACCTAGAAATACTCTACAATTCACAAATTCCTTTCCATTATTTCTTATTTCTGTACCTAATGCTTGTACTGCTCTAACTCCATGCGCTCTACACAATTCGTCATAACCTTCTTTAACAACGGAAACATATGTATACCATGCTTTTGACATTTTCAGAAATTCGCAATACATATCCCATGTGTCATTTGAAACGGCATTATCGTCCTTACATATTTCACTAATTAAATGCCACATAAGGCGATTTTGTTCATTTGTACGTAAATACCTTATTGAATCTATAACTACACTATATTCCCCTTTTACGAGGTTCTGAGCGTATGCTTCGTATATTGGTTCAGTCAATTCAAAGGTTATTTCTAGGTTTCCATCTTCGTTCCTAGCTTTTCTAACGAAATTACCGATTAACTTCGTTTTCAAAATGGAATGCGCTCCATTTCTTCGAACTTTTGAAGTCTGAACAACCTTTTTTGCTCTTCTGTAATTCCCAATTCTTCCATTTTCTTAACATCCGTCCAAGAGTCTTGGTACGGATTAAAGTTTTCATCCATGATGTAGTTTTCTAATGCTTCAATCCTTTTAGCTTGTGAATAATAGATTTCTCTAGGATATGATTCTTGGTTATTAATAACATTGTATGAAAACATATTTACCTCCTATAAATAGTTCTTATGAAATATCTTCATAAATTCATTTCTTGTGTGTGCTTTCTCAAATGCCTGTTGGCATTCCTTTTTTAGTTTCATGTCTAATTTGTGATTAAAATGTACTCCTTCACCGCTCATGTTATGGTGCTTTGCACACAATTTTACATAGCAACCATGCTCAATTGATTTCTTTCTATTAGCAGTACCGAAATATATTTCATGTGTATGTAAATTCAATATTGAACCACATACATAGCATTTAGACATATCACTTTGAAGTATTGATTTATCTCTTTTCTTTATTTCTATGCCCTCGCAATCTTTTCTTTATATCCTTTAATTAATGTTCCATAAGCTTTAATTGTGGATTGCAACTGAGGTTCGTTTAACTTCTGTAAATCTTGTGATTCACATTGTGAATGATTTAGAACCCAATCTGAATATTGTTCTCTAAAGTCAATTCCTAATTCATTCATTTCCGTTTGCATTGCTATAAACTTCTTAACCGTTTCTTCTTTTGGCTCTAGTTCATTTTTCTTATCTTCTTCCGGTAAATCTTCGCCGGCATAAATATATAAGCCCAAACCATGACGAGCGATTGCTTTTGTTAAGCTTCTTTGAATCGCTTTATTCACATCAAATGATGTCAATTTATAAAGTGTGATTGATTTGTTCTTGTAATCCATTACAGGTAATTCTTCAATGTGTTCTAATCCCTCAATGATTACACTTGTTTTAACCCAAGCAGTGCAACCGTCTGTAAAATAATTAATAGGACCGTATTCTGATTCACGCTCATAAATCTTATATTGAGCATTTGGATATTTCTTTTTAACTTCTCCCCATGCCCATGCCCATGACAAATAGCTAAGATTGTTCTTTTTTTCTACTTTGTCATTCACATTGATTTCATTCAGTGTTTGAAATACTGATTTCTTTTCTTCCATCTTCCGTTTCTCCTTTTAATCTGCTATAATGTATGTGTTCTTATTTAAGAACGTCATTTCTTGTGTGTGCGTGCTTTGTCGAGTACGCACCTCTTTTTTATAGAAATAACATTGCATACGACTTACCTAAACAAGCTATTGAAATAAGTAGAATCACGATTGTTGCGAATAACATAATGTTAATTCCTGTCGTGATTCTTTTTTGATACGCCATTTCTCTGCGTATCTCTTTTTCTTCTTTGCTTAAATGTATTCGTTTTGGATTAAATGGATAAATGCTTAACTCCATCTCATCCTCCTGTATTGCATTCATTCTTATATCTTGCATAACTAGCTCCTTCTAAATGATTTTCTGGCTTCGGGGCAACACTTCAAGAAATATTCTGTCGGAATTACATTCTGATTAACATTTCTATATACAAATGTATCTTCCCAAGCAGTACCTGTTTCTTCTTTATAAAACTCTTTTACTGCTTTCATAATCTTGCTTGATTGGTGTCTTTGGTGTTCTTTTGAATATTTGCTCATATCAAACACCTTTACCAAATCGTCTTTATTTAAATATGATTTGTAATCAATAATCACTTGCGTACACCTCCATTCTAGATTCACAAGTATTAATTTCGTTTACCTCTTGTAAATCTCTAACATTTAATCGATTAGCAATTTCTTTTGCTTCAACTTCATCATGTGCTTCAACTTCGAACGTAACATTTGCAGTTACGTCGAAGGTTACGAAATATGTTCTAGTCATTTTTCTCACCTCTTTTCGATTCATCTAAGATACAAGCGATATATCCTTGATGAAACTCTGAAAGCTCATAGCCTTTCTTTTGTAGCTCGCCTAAGGCTTCAAAAATTCTCTTGTCTAGTATTGTTTCACCATCTTTCTTTTTGACCTGTCATCATCAGTGCTAGTAGGTCATCTCTAGCAGATAAGCCTTTCGGCTTATTTCGACTAATTTGTAGTAGCTATTCTTTCAACTTGATTAAACTTGAATAAGTAAGCTTTTGCTAAGAAGAAATTGTTTTCAACTTTTTCTTCTCCGTTTGTGTCTGTGTATTTATTTGCTTTAGGTTTCCATAACTTTGTACAAGTTACTGCATGCTCACCTTTCTTAACTTTGAATCCCATTTCTTTCCATTTTTGGAAAGTGTGCAATGGTTCAAATTCTCCCATTCCTAATGTTTTCTTTGTGTTTTGGATAATTTCTTCGTTTGTCATTTCTTGTGTCCTCCATTTTTTTGTGTTGTTTTGTGTTGTTTTGTAACTTACGTGTATAGTATACAACACACTGTGTACATTTACAAGCATAAATTGTAATTTTTGTGTACATTTATATTTTTAATGATAAAATGAAATAAAGGAGGTTATTTTTTTTGACTACAGGAGAAAGAGTAAAAGAGTTAAGGAATGCATTAAATTTAACTCAAACAGAGTTTGGCTCAAGAATTGGTGTTTCTAGAAATTCTGTTGCAAGCTATGAAAGTGGCGTTAGAAATATGAATGATTACATTCTTAAAAACATCTGTAGAACATTTAATGCCGATTATTTTTGGCTTACTGAAGGAATTGGAGATATGTTCTTGGATGTACCGGATAACACTATTGACGAACTCATAGAAGAATACCAAATCAATCCAAACCAAAAGCCACTTATAAAGGCTTATCTAAAATCAAGTGAAGAAACGAAGGAAAGGTTATTAGATTTCATTTATGGAATCATTAAGGAATTAGACAATGTTGAACAATAAAAAAAGACGATATTCAATCGTCATTGCGTTTGTATTATGTTTAGGCTTATTTATGCCTGTAAATGTATATGCTTTTGATAATAATATACAATATGAAACTACTGCAAAAG